CTAAAATCACGGAAAAATACGAGAAAACGCGAGAATAAAGTTAAATAAGAACGACAATTAAAATACAAAACAAAGAAATCACGAAAAATGAAATGAAAATGGAACGCGAAAAGCGAGAATAAATTCAAAGAAAAGAAACGCGAAAGATTGCAATGTTAAATAGAAAAGTTACTATGTAGGTCCGCTTGATTTAATGCCCTCAGAGCTGCATTACAGACTGGCCATAAAGCCACCAAAGTTGATAACGGAGCCATCTCCGGCGACCCCACCGCTTGTTACGCCACGAAGGCGCAATCCTGGAGGGGGTCGGAAGACTCCATATGCGAAATCATCACCCACTGCTTGAGCTGTGTAGACAGATGTGCTATCTGTCACTACTGTGACGTACCCCGTGGAACGCCCCGTCAGTCCATAAAATTCACCAGTGTCCTGGTGCACATGATAGTAGAAGTGGGTGTCGAATGGTACATTGATATCGACATAATTGGCTTGGCCGGTAGGAAAGAAGAATTCAGTGGCTTTGAATGCAGTAGTATTGGAATCACTAGTGACCGTAACGTCCACAGTGTCATAGGTACTGGTCTGGGTCGAAACGGGGGGCATGTCTATAGCTGCGGGCATCATGTTGTTGATAACGCCCATCTGATTGTACGCTGGCCGCTTGTCAATGGCCGGAACGTAGAAAAGATCCTTCACTCCTTGTGTGTCATAAAATCGGTACCGGAGGGAGCCTCCCCAGGCTGCATAAAAGCCGCGAAATACGTCTGTTGGTGTATTCACGACAATGAAATATTTGCCTCCGGTGATTGGTGTTCCTGTTGTGGCGTCTTGAACGACAAAGTACGGGGATCCCGTGCCTGGCGTTTGGCCTGGAATGACATGGAGTCGACGCAAGATTTCAGGCAAAGTTTTGACGGTGTACTCAAACTTATCTCCAACCGCTAGCCTACACGGCGGAGTGCTTTGCTTCTGAATGGTCTCGTCTTGCGTGACTAATACTGTTTTAGGCGTCTCCTGATCGCCTATATCGATCTGGGCTTCCTCGGTAACTGGAGCGTCCACTTCACCAGAGTGGGCGTCATATTTAGCTTTTCTTGAGCTTGGGGAAGCTGTGGCTTTCGTGACCAATATTCCGTTGCCATTGCGCACTTGGCCTGCACCATCCCAGATTGAATAATCGAAGGGCATCACGGTGTTAGGAATTGCCATGTGAACATTGGTAAAAGAAACCATCATGAGAACGTTGACAGTTTGGGACACTGAAGGCGCCGCACGCATTTGGTTAGCGACGGAGATGGCAAGAGTGCCCAGAGAATAGTCCTGGATTGGATCAGTGAGAGCATTATCAGCCCCCTCCCATGCCCGAATGAATTCGGTTGCTTGGTTATAGGGGATGGTAAATTCTGCTTTCTCATTGTCAACGAAGTCAAGTGTTTGATTGTAATACACATTGACGTCAGTGGCGGTTATTGGTGGTGGAGCACCGTAGGCTACGGTGGCGCGAACACGGCCAGTTTGGAAATTGGTCTTGACGGCCCAGAGCTCGACGGTGAGATCGAAGCGCACAAATTTGCACAAATTGAGGTATGCAACATTGAACGGAATGGTATCGTTAATGTTTTTCCCGAGCACACTGTTCAAGTTGGTACTGAACAGGACGGTGCCCACGGCATCAGTGGCTTCCCACTGGAATTCCTCAAAGAATGCTTTTCGTGCGAGTATATTGTGGATGTCCATGTCTTTTGGATCAAAGATTTCTCGGTGCAGACGCTCGTACCTCTGAGGATGGAGCGTGAGATTCTGCGATGGAACTAGACCATTGGATCGTGACATGCCTGGGTACTGGCCCACTGTGGGGACTGCACCTGAGGCAATGATGGGATTGTCCATAGGAACGACCGAGACATCTGCTTTCGGGGAAATATTCTGGGTATTTCCCTGTGGTTTTGTTGAATTTTCGATTGGAACGTTGCCAGCAACATCTGTGATGTTGTAAGTGTTGTTCGTGGTCATGGTAGAGCCGCCTTGACCGTGCGCAACCCAGTCAAGGGAAGCATGCCTGTTGGCTGAGGGCGTTTCCCTTCGAGAGGTACTTGGCGTGCTTCCGTTGTCAATTTCGCCTCTAAGAGATAGCGAAGCGGGCTGTGTCGGACGAGGGATCGTAAGCTTGGAATTCGGGAAGGAGGTGTACATGGTCACAGTTACCGCGTCTGAAGCAGTGGCGACCAATGGGGAGAGAACTCCGACCACGAAAGATCCAAGATTTTCAACTTCCTGGCTCTGGTCAATTCCGGCGAAAGTGTTGAGCACACTACGCGGGAATTGGAACGGCACCGTCAGTTCGACAGTTGATGCCGTGTGTGGATTCAATACCACATGAGGGAGAGCCATCCACTGCTCTCGCTCATAAGTTGCTGGGCACTTCCCGAGTGGGAACCAGAATAGTGCCAAAGCGCCCTGCAAGAAGGGCGTTCCGTTGACCTGGAGCATAAGTGAAATGTCTCCTTGCCAATAGATGAATCTCTCGAAGCTCATGTTTTGGATGTTACTCTGAGAACCGAGAGAGAGGAGTTGGAAGGGTGCGAGACCCTGTCCTATGATGGTGCCTGGAGCCTGATCGGTGGTCCACTGGAAGGAACCACGATAGATGTGGGAGTCCAGTGTGAACTCCATAGACATAGCTTCTTCGCCCAGGCCATGGCGCTCGCGCAAGAGCTGACGAGGTACCACGACTGAATCTTGCATCGTGGTGTGAAAGGTGGTCAGATCACGTTTCGCCTCACCAGAATGAGCATCATATTCAGAGAAAGCATAATATGCATCGTCTGAACCCGCAACTCTACGCGCGACTTTGAGTCGGCGGGAACTCCAGGACTCATTGCGTAATTTAATACCACAGATCTTGCTGATCCCGGTTGATAGAGCCTTGTAGAGTTCCATGTATCTGTCCCTCGACCAGAGAGAAGCCAAATCGAGGGCCTGCTCGCACTTGTCGACGAGGGTCTGGTCTTTATCTCCAGTGTAAGCCATCATGTCAGCAATGGTTCCCTTCTTGGGGGCACCAACCCATCTGCCGCCAGCTTCAGCAAGGGCGACGGGCTGGGCGCCCAGAAAGTGGATGTCTTCCCATTTCTGATAGTCTTCTATCGCGGCGCCTTTCTTGTCCGAAGTGTAAGTCTGGCCGAGTTCTTTCATTCCTTCCTGAATATCGGGGCCTTTGAAGTCGACGTCTTCTTTCATGCAGAGAATATGGTCATCCCCGAGGACCACCATCCGAATGTCTTCATCGAAGATTCTATCCGAACGTAGTTTCTTGTAAACGTAGCGGAAATAGATCTCATTCTGGATGTTGTTCTTGATGGTCGTGAACAAACAGCCGGAAGGATGGTAGGACTTGAATTGGACGAGATATTTCCCAAAGGCTACGGGTGATGCTGATTCACTCTGGATGAAATCTTCCCACATCGCATCTGGTATTGCGAAGGGATTGATAGCGCGAATGATGTCATAGGCTTTCTTAGTAACCTCGGGATGGTGGTTGATGTCGAAGTTGCTATAGTCTCCAGCCTGAAACTTCAAAGTGTGGCGTCGAGACATTGGCTCGAGACCCACGAGATATTCATAGATTTTGTCCATATCGAGAGAATATTGGTTGAGAGAGATACACGATGGTATGCCGTTGAGAGGATTGTTGTTTATGATGGATAGAAGCGATCCGAAATATTTACGGTAAATGC